ATTACTCCAGCCCGCAAAATACCACGATCTGGTTGACCGGTCTCCAGCTGATTTACTCTCGGCCAGGTCCAACGCTCCCGGAGTTTCGAATTCAGATATGCGCGGCAAACGTGGCTGATACCTGGAGCCCGTTTTTCTTCGTGCCTCAGCAGGCCATCGCGGGATATCAGAATCAGGGCGTGCTACCGATTATCCCGCTCCCGGAACCATACCAACTGCGACCGTATCAGCGGCTGCAAATTTCGTTACTTGTCACAGCGGGCAGTTTCACGCCTTCGGCACAAGATGCGCTCAACCTGGTTGGAGTGAGACAGGAGGGCCAATGCTGCAATTAAAACACATGCGGCTTCTCGCGGAGATGAGCGGCGCGGCGTATCACGAAATCACTCCGCATATGTTCGGCGTGAATTGGAATCTCTCTTCAGAGGAGCAGGGATATCAGACGTTCGTGGCTGCCTCGTGTCGAGTGCCTGACAACTCCGGGTTGGTTGTTTGCAGGGTCCAATGCTACATGGTCAACGTTGACGAAGGGGCCACTGACTGGCTTTTTTACAGAACGTACCTCCCGGAGGATTCGTATTGGCAACTCGCGAATACTCCGACGCTGGTTTCCGGGACAACGGCGCGGGACTATGCGCGGGCGTGGCTTGATACTGATGTCCTTCTGCTTTTCCCTGGCAACTTTTTTGCCAACTTGATTTTCACTCCGACCGGGGCGATTCCCGCAACGGGTCAATGGGTCGTGAGAACGGCGGTCTACGGCTATTTCGTTCCCGCCCGTGTAATCGACGTATTCCAGCAATCGCAGTTTGTAACCTCGGGGGTGTGATGTGATCTACTGGGAACGCTTCCACAATGACACGCCGTCATGCTGGCTTCCCCGTTTTGATGGCGGAGCTTCGGCAATCGCGTTCAACTGCGGGATCCATCTGGAACATGGCGGGCATTTGATCGCGCTAGAGGATGGCGGAGTGATTCAGCTGGAGGAGTGCTAGGATGCCCAACAAAAAAATCACAGCCATGCCGTCACTCGGAGGGAACCAGGTCCCAACGGATCTGGTGACGGCTGTTGACCTCTCCGCGGCTCCAATCAACCAGAACGTCAAATCGACGCTGCATGATCTTTTTGCGACGATCACGAAAAATATCACTGACCGGGCAATGCGCTTCCAGGCTCCCGGCTCTGCTCCGGCGGTCGCAGCGGCCAGCCAGGGAGCGCTCTATCATGATGGCACCGCGTTTCTCGCCTCCAGCAACGGCGGAGCGTTTGAACCGTTGTACACGATATCCGCGCAATCCGCGGCGCTGGTTTTCGCGGGTCCAGCCAGCGGACCGGCGGCAACCCCGACATTTCGTTCTCTCGCGCTGACGGATCTCCCGTCACTCGCGACGGCGAGTCTACTAGGGCGGATCTCCGCGGGGACCGGGACCCCGGAGCAGATCACCTCCACGGCGGCGCTGCTGACCTGGCTCCAAACTCCGACTAGTGCAAATCTATCGACGGCTGTTACAGACGCAACGGGCGCGGGCGGGGCGCTGGTTTTTGCGTTTGGTCCCACGCTCACCAATCCCAGATTCAACACGATTGCAGCAGATCCCAGCGGGAGCGGTAGCAATATCCTGTTTACTCCGACGGTTGGGGCGGTCAATCATATCGAAATCCTGAACGCTGTCTCCGGCAGCGGACCGACAATTAGACCAACTGGCCTTTCTGCGAACCAGCCGCTCAACCTGGCCAGCCGTGGAACCGGAATAATTTCTTGTGTCGGAAACCAGCTGCGAGTGACAGGCAACACAGCGGCAGCGGCGGGGATCTTGGAACTCCGGGGGGGTAACGCTTCGCTGTCGGGTGGCCAGATTCGACTATACGAAGTGACCACAAACGGAACAAACTATATCGGGTTTCAAGCTCCAGATTCTCTTGCAAGCAATCTCTTATTTGAATTGCCAGCAACGGACGGGACGGCGGGCCAGGTACTCAGCACAGACGGCGCGGGAATCCTGTCATGGGCCACGCGGGGAACAGTAACCAGCGTAGGCCTGTCTGCTCCCTCAATTTTCACGGTCGCAAATTCGCCAGTGACTGGGAGCGGCACGCTTGGACTCTCTCTAGCTCCTCAGGGTCAGAATACAATTTTCGGCGGACCTATAACCGGCGGATCGGGAACACCATTTTTCCGATTTTTGCAAACTGCTGATTTACCCCAGCTGGCAACGTCAACAATACTCGGGAGAGCAAGTGCGGGGTTTGGCACAACCGAATCAGTTGCCGTTGGCGCTGGAATTTGGACATGGCTACAATCTGCTACAGCTGACAATTTGCGATCGGCTGTAGTAGGCGACACGGGGACCGGAGATCTAGTTTTCGCAAATGCACCTACAATTACCAGCCCGACCGTCAGCAGCGGAAACTTAGATTTCACGGGGGCCGGTAGACGAATCACAGGAGATGGAACAAGTGCCGGAACGGCAGTTTTTGACCGTCTCGGGTTTATGTCTCAAACAGCAAACAGCAATTCGGTTTTTATTTGCGTGCCAAACGGAAGCGGCAGTATTTCAGGACTGCTCTTTTTTGACAGGGGCAATGACACCAGCAATTTTGCGCAGGGACAATTTTTGATGGGCGCGGGCTCTTTTCGGTTTAATACTCGTGCAACTGGCTCTGCAACGGCACTGCCTCTTTTTTTTCAGACGTCAGATGTCACAAGATTGCAGATTGAAACTAATGGGAACATTGGTTTTAACGGTAATATATATAGTAATGGGGTCGGCGTGCTTCACATCGGAAACGCGACAACAACTCCTACAGTATTCCCCACGAGTGGCGGGATTTTGTACGTCACGGCAAGCGGTGCCCTTCATTGGCGGGGACCGTCAACCGATACGCAAATTGCTCCAGCGTAAAATATGCAAATAACGTGGACAATCGAAAATTTAATAGTCGCGCCTCAGCTGGCAGGGAAAATTGATGTGGTAATTTCGGCCAGCTGGCGAGTACTCGCGGAGGAAAACGGCCTCCGCGGGACCACTCATGGCAGGGTAAATTTCCCTGCTCCCTATGGGGGCAAATTCACAGCGTACGAAAATTTGACTGAGTATGAAATTTTGTCGTGGGTCTGGGAGATCGGCGCGACTACCGACCCGGATTTGCCCTGGTCAAAACAAATCGCGGAGCAGCAGGCTATAGCGGCATTAAACGCACAACGGGCAGCCGTGACAGAGCGGCCTCTCCCCTGGGCTCCTCCGCCTCCTCCGCAACCAGAGCGGGCAACCCTGGAGCAACGTACAGAGGCGCTTGAATTGCTGGTGGATTATCTGCTGGAGGGACCAACGGCATGAACCTGACCAGAGCCAACGCGTTTGCTTTCCTGCTCCTCCGCTGGTTGCGTGGACAATTGAGCGAGGGGCAATTGACACTATTTGCCCGGACGGGCTGGATCACAGCGCAACAGGCAGAGGAGATCCGAAACACAGACCGGGAAAATCCCGCAAGCAAAATCGCGGAGATCGAGAAACAACTACAGGAGAACACAAAATGACATTTCAGCTGAAAAAAATCACTCTCGCGCAATATCCCGCGGTCTCCCTCGATTATCGGGCGGAGCTGCTCCGGATCTGTCAAATCGCGGAGGAAGGAGTGACGGCGGCGGAGCTGCCCATCTACCTGGGGCTGGCCACGCGGCTCCAGGGAGCAGAGGCGGAGATTGTTCTGTCCGCGGAGGAGCATAGGCTCCTGCTCCAGAGGCTGCTCCGGCAACGGTGGAATCTGATCGTTCCGGAGATTCTGGATTTTCTGCGGGAGTTTGCGGAGGCGGGCCATGGCTCTGACAACGAGTAGACTCGGGCTGGAGGAGATCAAACGCCACGAAGGGTTGAGGCTCACGGCTTACGATGACGGCGCGGGGAATCTAACCATCGGGTACGGTCACAAAATCGTAAGTGGCGACACTCCGACGCGAATCACTCGGGACCAGGCGGAGGCGCTATTTCTCGCGGACGTGGCAACGGCGGAGGCGGCGGTCAATCGATCGGTCCGCGTGCCCCTCACGGCGTCGCAATTTGATGCGCTGGTGTCGCTGGTGTTCAACTGGGGGGCGGGTAATTTCTCACAGAGTGAACTCCTTCGGCGGCTCAACGCGGGGGACTATCGAGGAGCCCAACAGCGGCTTTCGGAGCATCCCGTCACAGCTGGCGGGGAAATCGTCTCCGGGCTCCAGAGGCGACGGCGGGCGGAGGCTGACTGGTTCGGCAGGGATGGCCTGTACACGCTGGAGGAGCTGGCGCGGATGGGCTACCAGACCGGGACCGGACCGACGGGGGAGGCTCCCGCGGCTCCTGCTCCGACGGCTCCCACGGTGGCGGCTCCGATCGTGGCGGCTGGGGCTCCAGGCCAGAGCAATTTGACCTGGCTGATAATCGGCGGGCTGCTGTTGGTGGCGGTGATCGCGTTTTCGGATTGACAATGTCTGACCCCCCGGGAAAAAAAATGAGTTGGATCTGGGACAATTTGGGAGAGGCGCTGGCGCTCCTCGGGCTGGCTGTCGGTACGCTGACCGGCTATCTCCGGCTGGTGATTGCCAGCGGGCGACACGCGGCGGAGCTGATCGATCTTCGGGAGATTCTCCGGGATCACGTGGGGGACCCCGGGCAACATCGAAACCCGGATTTCGAGGCGCGTCTCCGGACGCTTGATCTGTTAATCCACGAGATCCGGGCAGACGTGAAATTACTACTGAAACAAGAGGAGAAAAAATCATGAATTCTACTAGGGTATGGCTTGAAGGGCTGCTCGCGGCGCTCATCGGGGGTGCCGCAAACGCGGTGACGGTGATCGTGGTTGACCCATTGAATTTCAATTTGGGAGAGGGGCTCCCCAAACTGCTTCAGGTCGTGGCGGTCGGGGCGATCGTCGCGGCGGCGGCATTCCTGAAACAGTCACCAATCCCGGCGGAGAAGGAGAAGGAGGAGACAGAATGAAAAGCTTTTTTATCGCTGTCCTCTGCCTCTCGCTGGTCGGGTGCGGGAATAAATCCGACTCGCGGCGGCTGGCGCTGACTGCTGATCGAGTGAGCGGGTATATCATGACCGGTCTCTCTGTAGTCCGACAACAAGAGGAGCTGGGGACGCTACCGACCGAAACGGCGGTGCAGCTGGTGACGGGTCTCCGGGCCATCAACACGGTCTCCGCGGAGATCACAGCGGCAACCCGGCCATACCTCGACGCGGAGTCTGGGGAGCTGCGATTGACCGCAGACGGTCGCTCTTCCCTGCTGGCAATCCTCGACACGGGGCGGGCTGTCCTTCAATCGCTCCTGGCTGATTCGAGGGTCTCGACGCTGCCCGCGGCAAGGCGGGAGCAGATCAACGCTATTGTGACGGGGCTTGTCGAGAATCTGCGGCTGGTGGAGGAGATCATCAAACAGGCGAAACCGGCGAAGGGAGAAACAAAATGAACGGACTGCTACAACTGCTCTCTTCCCTGCCCTCGCTGCTGGTCTCCATCCTGATCGAGATTCGACGGGAAGAGCAGCGGCGCGGCATGACAACGGAAGAACTTTTCGAGGAGGCTGGAATCAGATTCGAAGCCAACGAAAAAGAGGCCTCGGCGCTCCTCGCGGAACTCCTCGCAAAACTCGACACTCAAAAGAGCTGATATTGGAGGGGCTCCGGCTGACGGCTGGAGTCTCCCCTCTTCACTTTCAACAGGTCCTCGGCCTGACCTCTGGTGATCACTCCCAACTGGCAAAACCTCTCAATCTCCAATGGGTCCAAAATCGGCGCCGATGACTCCTCCGGACCCAGCGGGGGCGCGTCTGGGTGACGGCGGCTCCCGCGGACCAGAGAGAGGACAAGCAAAACACGGAACTGCTCTCGATAGGGCAGCAACCCGGCGTGATATCGTTGTAGATAGGTCACTGGAATTTCCTCCGCAACTCAGAGACCCAGCGAAACCCCGCATCTCCTCCCCACAATTCCCACGCAACTCGACCCGGAGACGGAAAGCCAACCTCTCCGGGGCTTGCCCCCTGTGCAATCAAATCGATCTGGTGACGGGAAAAAAAACTGTACATCCGGAGGACCGTCTCCCATGTGATCGGGCGACCGTGTGAGAGATCCCGGGCGCGGGCGATCCCGACCGCGGTTCCTCCCCTGCGCGTCTCTCTCCTCCAGCGGAGACCCCGGGCCGCGGCGGCACGAACCGCGGCGGGGGCAATAAATCGGACGCTGGAGGGGCTGGCGGGGCGCTGGCTGCGTTTTTGTTTCGGGGGCATAGTCTAGGGCTCCTCTAGGGCTGAAAATCGCGTGGCGCTTAAATCTGCGAAGCGGCGGCGGCCTGCTGACGGTTCGCGTAACCAGATTGACAGAATTTACAGACACAGCGAAGAGAAAATTCCATTTCCGACGGCTTCCATGTCCCGGTGTACCGGTCCCGGGTCCAGTCCTCTCCACCTGGCCACTCTCGGCGCTGGGGGAGGGGCGCGGCGTCACAGCTGCATGGGTAGGCGGCTCTCCTCCACTTGCGGAATGTTCCACAATAGACCATAACCGGCGCATATCCGGTATCATCACAGAATCGACAAGCAAACGTGCCCAAGGCGCGGAACTTGTGGGCCTGGAGACTGGCTTCCCGGTCCCGGCGCTCCCGGTCCTCGGCAATCAGGACAGAGGCGGCGGAGAGGATCTGCCCCGGGAGGAGCGGTCCGCGGGTCCAGTCGTGAAGCTGGCTGGCTCGCTCCCAGGCAGTTTCGAGCATGTGAGTCGGGACGGACCCCAGCAATCGCTCCCAGGTCTCCACGTGCTGACAGAGTTCTTCAGGCGTGCAAACGGGGAGGCTGTTGGCCTGCCTGGTCTGCTGGACCAGTAGACGCATGGCGCTCTCTCTCCTCAGCTGCTCTGATTCGCTCCTGGAGGCGGGCCTGGTCTTCGGCAAATTGGCGGGCGGCTCGCTGCTGGGCGGATTCACGAGGGGCGGCTGGTCGGGGAGTGACACTGTGATTTTCTCGAGGGGGGACGGGTAATCTGCCATGGGGTATCTCCTGCATATACTCGGAAAGGTAATCTTTTACGAGAAAAAATGGTTTCGTAGGTCGGAGCACGTTGACGGCTGCCCACGCGGGAAAGCCGCGGATCTGTTCCGGGGTCGCTCCGAGATCCGTTGCCAATTGCACCAGCGGCAGCAGCCCATGTCCTCCCCGCTCAGATGGGAGAATTTCCTCAAAGGCTTTCAGCAAATCTCCTCCCGCTGGGGGGGGGGGTGTTGTAGTCTCTGTTGTATTCTCTGATATAGTCTGTTGGTTTTCCGCTTGCCTGTTTGCTGGTTTTCCGCTTGCCTGTTTGCTGGTTTTCCGCATGCTTGTTTGCGCGATATTCAGTCCGCGCTCCAGCTGGTTTAGGTCCAGACGAAACCACAAACGCGCAGGAATACCGCGCTTTTCCTCCTCCCAGAATCCGATGGAGCGTAAAATTTTCCGCGCTCCCTCCTGTTCGTATCGGGTCAACCCGGTTTCCTCCTCCCAGTCTGCCCCGGTTTTCCAGAACCAGCCGTCATTCCCTGCCCCGGTCCGGCGGCTCCAGTACACGGCCTGCGAGAGCAGCACGGCGGCGGTAACGCTCCCGGTGAGGGTGACGAAACAACGGTGATAAGCAATCGGCCTGTCCAGTAAATCGATGATCAAAAGAGTCTCTCCTGTTTAACGGGGGAAGGCGTGTGAGGCTTCCCCGCTGCTCCGCGGTGGGTCGGGCAGAGGGCGAGGGATAACCCGTAGCGGTGCCAATCGCAGACGGGGGCGGCACACACTGCCCCCGTCGTACGGTCCCATGCCTGGCAAAGGGCCGCGGCATAATTGGAGCAACCTGGAACGGAACACTCACGCAAGGCCCACGGCGGGCGCTTTTCGTTTGGCATTTTTGCCCTCCCAATGATCGAGAAAATCCATGACCGCTTTTCGAGTAACCTGGCCTAGGACAACCCCGGCCAGGTTGTGAGAGGCGGCGTACCGCTCCAGGCGGCGCATCTCCTGCGGCGTCAATTTGATCACAACCGGCTTTCTTGTCTCTTTCATTCCTCTCCCTCCTCGTCTTCCTCGTCAGCTTCGTCTTCCTCGTCAGCTTCGTCTTCCTCGTCAAGTAAAATCACGTTAAACCAATATGACCAACCCGGGAGTAAAACGGCGGGTTGGGCAGATTTCAAAATGGTTAAATTCGCCCTATATGACTCTTCTTCGTCTTCTGTTTCTAAGATCCAGGCTTCAGCTGCGGCTTCAATAAATCGGAGACTATCGGTTGAATTGATCGGGTAATCGGTATAGATATTTTGAAATTCTCCTGTATACCCCCCCGCTAGGCGGTACGAAATAACAGCGGTAGAACTTGGTTCGCGGTTTGTTGTGAAATTCATCTTGTTTTCTCCCCTTCCGTTTTTGTTGGCTCTGCCTCTTTCCAGTAGTAGGCGCTGGCTCCTGTTTTACTGGGCCCGCTGATAACGTCGTTTCGGCTGTTGAGATCCCGCTCAAGAGCCCGCTGATAACGGGCTTTGTACCGCATCGCACGCCCCGAGAGCTGGTAGGAAAGGAAGGTACCGGGCGTTATGCCTTCCCCGTATCCTCCACTGCTCTGGTTTTGGTTCAAATACTGCTCAGTGTACATACTTGCCATGACTCCTCCATTTTGAAGCGGGATCATTCCCGCGGGAATGATCCTCTCACATCCCGGTCCCCGACGCAATAAAAAAAAGTAAAAATAAGTAAAAAAGTTTGTCTCAGCTTAGTCATATTGTGCTATAACACACTCGGGGCAATTGTGCCCCCTTTGGCTCTTTGAAAGGTGGTAAAAATGGAGAAAAACAAGATTTTCGGCCAACTCAAAACAGCAAACCTGCTGCTCTGTTTGCTGCTTACGGTCGGTGTGCTGCCCGTTTTGATTTGGCATTCTTGGGGCGTGCTGTCAGGGCTTTCCCGTGTCTCCCTGCTGGGGTACGGAATCGCCGATCTTGCGCTCTGGTCGGCGGCTCTCTGGTCGGCGTCGGCTCCGTCGGCGCTGATTCGTGGGGTTGCTCTGGCTTGCAAGGCGGCGCTGGCTGGGCTCCTGCTCCTCTGCGCGGCAACCGTGATTGCTCTGCATGCGGGAGACCAGCGGCGCGTGAGTCTGGCGGAGGAATCGGCCAGGCTTGAGGCACGGCGGCTGGCGACGATTGCGGAGCATGCCGAACGGCTGTCGGCTTCCTCCGGGCGCTCCGTTGCCCGGGAGTTTGTCGAAGCGGCGGGGGGCTCCTCCCCTGCCCCGTCACAACCCGATGCCGGCCAGGCTTGGCGGGAGTATCTCCCGGAGTGGTGGGATACCTTGGGAATAGTTGCGGTCCCCCCTCTGGCAGGTCTGGCGGTTCTGGTCCTGCTCTCCGCGGTGATTGGGCTCTCTGCTCCAGAGGCTCCAGAGGCGGCGGCGGTCAGTGCGGTGGGTCCCGTCTACTCTGCTCCCGCGGCTCCGTCGCTGACTCCCGCGTACGCTCAGACCGAACCGATCCCGACCGCCACGGCTCCGACCCGGTCGGCTCCGACGGCCTCAAAACCTCGACCGTCAGGTCGGTTCCGACTCGGGTTTTCCGGACCCCGACAATCTGGCGCGTCGGTACGCTCCGGAGCCTCCGCAGGCGGGGGGGGGGCGGTCACTCCGACGGCGGACGGGCGGCGGGTCCGATATGAAACGAAAAAAGACGGGCGCGTAGAGGCGTGGCTTGATGCTCCCGATGCTCCACGCGGGAAGGTCTACCTGACTTCGTTTGGTCGGGATTTGCCAGAGGAGCAACGACAGACCCGGCTCTCCGAGGCGCTGGCCAAACGCCAGGCGGCGGGGTAAAATCGGAATCATCGTTTATGTGTGTTGTGCCCCTCTCCTTCCGGGAAAGGGGCTTTTTTGTTGGCAGGGCAGGGAAGAGGCTACTGGGGGCGAAGGAGGGTAGAGGGCTGCTGGGGGAGACCGCCAAACCTGGCATGGCGCTCAAACTGGGTCAACAGTTTGGAAAATTCCGCGGCCTCTTCTCCGGCAAACGTGATCTCCGATCCGTCAATCAGATTGAGAAAATAGGCGTCCTCATGGGCGCGGACACTGGCGACCGCGGCCAGGTTGAACGCGGTGTTTCCGACTATGATAAATCCGAACAGGGCAAGCGGCGTGAGTCTATTTTGTGAGTCTGCCATTAGAAATTCTCCCGTGTAAAGTCTGATGCAGGAAAAAGAAGCTGGTTTCCATTCGTCTCCTCCACTCCTCCGGAGCGATCGGCCAGAGGACAGCCAGAGCAGGGTAGGCGGCGAACAGTGACGCTTGACCGGCCTCGGCGGTCGGAGCGTTGACGAATTGCTCCAGCGTCGCGGCAACCGCTGGATATTCCCGGGCAAATTCCGGATAGAGGACCAACAACCGATCCCGGTCGGCGCGGTCGGTCACGTCGCGGAGCTGATCGAGGAAATCAGAGAGGGCGTGGGGAATCAAGACGCCACCTCCCCGGGCTGCTCCGGCTCCGCAGTGAGGGCGGCCTGTAATCGCTGGATCCACGCGGGCGCGTGCGGGGCCTCGATGATCCCGGCGGCGGCTGGGAAATAGGATCGGAGAAACGCCAGACAATCGGCGGCACTCATCGCGAGGAAGAGATCAACCAGCGGCGCAACGGTCGGGTTTTGCTGCGTGAACCCGTCGACCCAGGCGGCGGCTCCCTCCGGGGGGACCTGGTCGGCGCAGTATTGGAGGACCCGACCGAGGAGCGCAAGCTCCGGCGTCGGGCCGTTCTCGACCGGTGGCGGTTGGTCCGCGGCTGGCGGAGCAGGGGAGGGGGGCGGCGCGGAGATCTCCCGCGGCGGGACCAGCTGGGGACCAGCGGGGGCGGCGGTCTCCGGCGAACGGAAACCCAGCTGCTGGAGGATCGTGGGGAGGTATTGGAGACCGGCAGCGAGGACCGCGGGCCAGGACGTTTCCGGCTCGGGGTTGGAGCTGAACAAACGCTTGGAAATCTGGCGGCTCACGCGGTCCACAACGTCCGAGTCAGCGGCAAGCAATTTGAGCAGGGCGGCCTCCTCTGTGAGGGGCGCGGGATTCTGGACCGGGGCGGCGGGCTGGTCGGGGAAGAGGACGGCGCGGAGTTCGGCAAGCTGCCGCATCTGGTCCAACATCAGCTTGAACTGCTTTGAGGGGTCAGGCGCTCCCAGGACGAAGGGAGCGGGAGCGCTCCCCGCGTGGCGGGCGTCCTCTGCAAGGATCTCCTCGACCGGGGGCGGCTCCAGGGAGAGGGCCTCGGGCCAATGTGCGAAAATTTTTCCGTCCCGTTTTATCAGTACTCTGAAATGGTTTGACCTTCCCGGGCGAGCAAATTCCCGGCGGATCTCCTCCACGAAATCCGGAGTGACCGGGCGGGTGCCACAATTGACCCGTTTTGATCCGGCATCAAACCGACCGTCTTTCTCAAAATTCACAAGACGTTCGATAACCATGGTCCACGAATGAGACCGTTTTTCAATTTGTAGGTCCCGGAACATCTCTGCGATTGGATCCGCGTTATCCGGGATCTCCACGGGCGGCGCGTAGTACTCGACCAGCTGCTCCTCCTCCTCCGCGGGGGCGGCCTCAATCTCCTGGAGCGGGATCGTTTTCTCGTAGGTTGTCACCACGCGGTGTTGTTGGCGAGCGACCGGAGGCGGGCTGCTCTCCGGGATTTGCTCCCCGGCTGGCTCTGAAAAATCGACGATCTCAGAATTTTTTTTCCGTGCGGGCATTGTGTCTCCTTTTACCAAGCGAATCACAGGTTTTCACCAAGCAAATTGCCAAGCGGCTTGTCAAGCATTTACCAAGCCGCGCACCAATGCAAGAAACATTTTGATTGACAGAAAATCTTTTTCGGGGGTAGGGTTTCGGTGTGCATACCGTAACGCTGGAAAAACTACCTGAAGGAATCGCTGGTACACGGCGCACACTCGACCGAATGGCGGCGGCTGTTCGGGGTGAGATTCCCCCAGAATATCGGGGGTGGCGACACGAGACAATCAGGCGAACGGCATTGGACCTGGTCCGCGGCCTCCCGGCGCGGGATCATCGCGGAGAGCTGGAACGGCTATTTGAGTTTGTGCGGGATCGGATCGAGTACCGTCTCGACCCGCTCGACACGGAACGGGTCCAGGACCCTGTAGCAACGCTGGAGCTGGGGTCCGGCGATTGTGACGATAAAGTTGTTTTACTGGCGGCGCTGGCGGGATCGCTTGGCCATCTCTCCAGGTTCGTTGCGCAATCCTCCGACGGTCACACGTTCGACCACGTCTATCTGGAAACCGACGCGGGGCGCGGCTGGGTCGCTCTCGATCCGACCGCGGACGGTCACGGCGGGGTTGTCAGAGCGGCTCCGGGCTGGCGCAATCCGACCCGGTCGGAATGGATCTATCAAATCTGGTGAACTATGAATCCTTGGGAATTTCCAATCACAGGCGGACCAATTGACCCCTATTGGGCGGACTGGATCAACAGAGGAATCGACGTAGTCGGCGCGAGGATAGGGCAGGGGCGGTATATTTCCCCTGACGACCCGCGTTTCCGCGGGCAATTTCCCGGCGGCGGAACGATCGTACCCAGCCCGGGAGGACCCGCGTTTGTGCCTGGTACGGTCGGCGCCCAGGGGTTTTCCGTCAACTGGTGGGCCGCGGCGCTGGCTGGGGTCGTGCTGGGAGCGTTTCTTTTGGGGAAGAGGGGGAGATAAATGGCCTGGTCACTCAGACGATCACGGGGGCTTGGGGCTCCAATCCCGATCACGCTTCGTGTTGATAGTCCAATTCAGCAGGTCGGGGGGAAGGCGACTTTTCTCATTATCGGCGCTCCTCCGGGCGCTCCGGTCTACTGGTCCAGCTATAAAAACGGCGTGGCAACCGGAGAGCTAAACGCGGATTACGGGCATCGAATCGAGGCAAACGGGACGGCTAAAATCGAGATGTCCTCCCCGTGGAACCCCGACCAAACTGGGGACTGGATCAAGGAAGTTTTGATTCAGGACAGCACGGGCAACAACTACACGGCCATGGCGGTGTTCCGGGTGGTCCCGGCTCCCGCAACGGCTCCGGCTCCTGCTCCAGCGACCAGCGGCGGCGGGCTGCTGTCTGGGTCGTTTCGGGTGGCGGGGGTTGAGATTCCAAACTGGCTCCCACTGGTCGCGGTTGGAGCTGTCCTGGTTGCGCGTAAATAACCATGCGTCAAATCCGCTCACAATCTGGTTTGGGGTTTCTCTACGTGCCTCCCGAGACTGGCGGGAGTGGCTGGGATTGGTTCGAGGACGGGTGGGGATTTGACGACTACTGGGGCGCGGGCTCCAGCTGGGATTCGTTTCTCCCGGGGGCTGGTCCCGGCGGGGGCTATCGAGATTATAACCCGGTCCTCCCGGGGTACTGTCCTCCAGGATATTATCATCCAATCGAAGATCCCTACAATTGCATACCGTTTCCCGTGCAGGGTGCCCCTGGTGCATCGGGAGGGACGGGAGCGGGGCAGGGGAGCGGCTCCAGGTCTGGGGGATCGACGGGCGGCGCTCCTGCTCCGGCTCCTCGACCAACTCCGGCTCCTCCCTGTCCTCCTCCGTATCGGGAGCAGGCGGGGCGGTGCATGCCTCCTGCCTGTCCAGAGGGGCAACTGTTCAACCCGAATACAAACAAATGTGAGCGGGTCTACACAATGCAGCCCGCTCCGACCCCAGCCCCGCTGACCCAGCGGGAAGGGGTGCCTGTTTGGCTCTGGGCCATACTCGGCGGGGCGGTGTTACTCGCAGCAACGGGAGGACGGCGGTAATGGTAGCAAGGGGGGCTCCGTTCAAATTGGGGGTGGAGTTTTCGGACTGGTGGCAGGACGTGAGTTTTCAAAATCTCCCCGATCTGCTGGCGCAAATAGAAAGAGCGCTGGCGGCCTCCGGTTATGTCCAGGGGTTGATCCGGGTTTATCAACTGGCAGGGTGGGCAAATCCGTTTGTCGAGATCGCTGGTTATTCAGGGCGCGACTACGGGCGACCGGAGGACCTTCGAGACTCGGTGTTGTCGATCGTGCAGCGGTTTTATTCCAAACTTGATTGGACGACCGTTCAATTCACCACGGAACAGACCGAACCAAACGGGCAGACTCTCCCGGTGTATCAGCCCTCTCCGGCTCGACAGCAACAGGAAGGCGCTGGCGTGACAATCACGGATCAAATCGGCGGGTCCATCGGGCGTGTCGTGGGGGTGGATTCGCAAACGGGGCTGGCGCTGGGGGCGGTCGGGCTGGTCGCGCTGGTGCTGCTGTTGAGGAGATGAGAGACGATGCGGAAACGAAACAAAACAATCATCAAAGCAGACCGGATTGAGCATGTGGACGTTGCGAAGGTCCACAATCCGCGGACCAGGCGCAACGCGGCGGGCAAAGCGGACATTTTGCAGCAAGGCGTGAAAGCGGGATTGCTCCCGGCTGGGCTGGTGACGGATCTCCAGCGGCTGGAGGAGGGGCGATTCCCGGCGGATCCGGCGCGGCGGGCAAATCTGTTGCAGCGGGCGCTAAAAATCCGAAACGACCTGGTCTATCAAAATCTGGTAGAGGAAAACCTACTTGGGGAGGCGGTCCAGAGGGCATTGTTTGACGTGATAGCACGTCAGCAGCGGCGGTTACGCTCCCGGCGCAACCCCGCGGAGAAAGACGCGGCGCATCCCATCGAAGTGACTCGACATTTTCGCGGCGGTCCTCCGGGGTACCTCTCTCCCTGGCAGAAGGCCATGGCGATCGGTCAGCAAGAGCTTTTTGATACCGGTATCAAGCTGGCTCCCCGTGCGGCGGAGCTGCGTGCGGCGCGGTTGTCCAACCCTGGGGCAACAAAACCGGTCTATCAGAGCGGGCTCAAGCAAGCGACGGCGGGCCAGATTCCCCGGCTGGCGCGGGTCGGGCTCCGGGTGGGCAGGACCCCCGCGGAGATCCGGAGCGACCTGGCGGCGACGGGTCGTTTCACCTCGGAGCAGATCCGGCGGGCCATCGACCAGGCGACGACCGCGGAGCGGCGGAGCAATCCGACGAAGCGAGGCAGGCGAAACCCGCGTAAACGGTCCAGGCGAAATCCTCCGGTCAAAGAGATCTTCGAGACGTTCAACGGGCGACCAGCGACCAAAACAACAACTGTTCAGGCTCCGCGAAGGACCCCGGGACGCGTCGCGCAACTCGGACGGCTCCGGCTGATCCGGACCGCGGACGGGCGGACTTGGCGTTTTCCGGGGGAGCGTGCGCCATTCCTGGCGGCTGATTCGCGGGGCAAATTGCACGTGGTCGGCGGGCAGTATCGAGCCAACCCGGCGGGGGAGATTTGCGGAGAGATCGAACAGATCGAGTACCAGACCAGCAAACCTCATCTTGGACACGAACAGGAAACGATCTACTATCACCAGCTGGGGGAGGAGACGGGAGAGCGGCCTCTTCTTGAGATCACTCCAGAGGGAGAGCTGCAAATCGTCGGCGGAGATTATCGAATCGAAGCGGACGGGATCCACAATTAGCAGGGAGGGCCTATGGCCAAGACAGTCAAACTAATCAATCCGGGACCGGGAGCGCTCATGCTCGTCAATCCCACTGGAGGAAAAACAATGCGACAACAAACCAAGCGGGCGCAACCGACTACCAAGCGGGCGCAACCGACTACGCGACGCTCCCGCAATTCCTATGGAATGCGCCACTCGCGGCGGAGTAACCCGAATTTCGGCATGGTGACGAAGGGGCTTACGCTCGCGGGCGGTGGCGCTCTGACCCAGGCTGTAACGACCATGCTACCGACGATCGGCGGGCCAGGGCCATTCATGGACGCGGCGCGAACCGGCGCGGTCGCCTATTTGTTGGGCATGCTTGCCAACCGAATTGGCATGTCGAGATTCTCGGGAGATATTACTCTCGGGGGCTTCGCGGTCGCGGGTGCCAAGATAATCAACGGCGTTCTCCTGCCTGGCGTCTCGACGTTTTTCCCGCGGCCAGCTGCTCCGGCTCCATCTCCGACAAACGGCATGGGAGCGATTGGAATCAGCTACCAGGACAATTTGACCGCTCCGCGGCTGCAAGCACAGCGGGCGGGCCTCGCGGGGATTGGCGTCTATAGTCCGGGAGAAGTTCCGTTTGGCGCTTATTCTGACTCTGACCCCTTCATGGGGTAGGGTAAACCAATAACAAACCATCCGGGAACAGTACCGGGGGGAGGAAAAATTATGAGCTACGGTCAACAGCCTTACGCAAACAGGCTCAACTTTGCGGGGGGCGCTATGCCCTCAACCCTCGATCATGTCAGCCCCGACAGCTATGACATGATTTCAAAAATCGTGAAAGCGAACCCGGGAGCGCGGCTTGCTTCGTTCTACGGTTTGAGGCTCTACGATACCGCACGCGTCGCAGCTGGGACGGCTCTGGGCTCCTCAGAGTTTGAATTGTTCGCTACTCCGGTCGGGCAGAGTACGACCGAAATGAACGGTACAACCCAGTACACCAAGACGAAAATTGACACAAACATGTCAGTGTCGCGGCAACTCCCCGCGTCGCAGGAAGCATGGATCACATCAATTCAGGTCCGCGTGTTGATCACTGGATCTCTCGATGACTCCACGCTGACCGGGAATAATCTCGGGCTTGCCAACAATCCCGGAATCGGGACGGCTGTTGCTGCGGCTGACGATATTCTGGCGACCAACCTGGCGCAGGCGGCGCTTGAGGGAATTTATCTGCGCTTCTCCTACAACCAGACCACGTTTGAGGAGGGTCCGCTCTGTCTCTTCCCGTCGCGCTATGGGATCAGCGGTTATTCCGGTCAGGTCAATGTGACGCCAAACACAGCGGGAACTGGTGTCGTGCAGAATGAGACCGCTGTGAACAACGGTTTTGGATATGTCTATCGGCTGCCCGTGTATAGGCATATCGAAAGTTTGTATCAGTTCAACACAACAGTTCAGGCGCTCCAGACGTTCACTCCGACCCGGAATTTCCGGATTCAGGTCATCCTGGAGGGTCTGGGCGCGAAGGGTGTTACTGGGTAGTTTGGCTTTGGGCGGGGTTGTCATTCCCCCGTTCAATCCGCGGGGCTGGGGCTGGTTGTTCTCCCTCCAGCCCCGCGGTTAATTTGAGAGGGTCTCATGATCTATCAGAATCTTTTCAGTGAGTATGTCCGGACTATTCTGGCAAAATACAAAACGAATCAGCCGCTCTATCTCTCCTCCCTCATCGGATTTGACGGAACCACGGCGAGCCAGAGAGTAACGTGTTTCACTCCGTCGATCGACGCGGATGCGCTCATATTCAGCGCGAACGTCAATTTCTCCAATCCTCAGGTCCAGGTCAAAATCACAGACACGGCCAGCGGCTACAGCTGGAACGTGGTCCAGGCGGCCACGGGAAGCACGGTCAACGGGTCCAGCATCACGGCGCTTGCTGGAAGCGGGTCACAGGTCATGCCGCTGCTCCCTCTCACGTGCCCGTTTTTCCTGTCAAAACAGAGCAAACTGCAAATGGATTTTGTGAACTCGGCAACCTCTCTCACGGCGTCGGATGCCACTCTGACATGGGTTGGGATCAAATTGTTCGGATAGGATTATCATGGAACTTCTCCCATGGATCGAGACAATACCACTGATTCGTGCGGCGTCTGAACACTCGATTATTTCGGCGCGGCGGAGAAATCTGTATTACTCCAGCCCGCAAAATACCACGATCTGGTTGACCGGTCTCCAGCTGATTTACTCTCGG